CAACTCTTAATACTATTTCTGGTACTAATCCTACTTTAACTTTAGGTGGAACTGGTATATCAGGTGGTTTAATACTACAAAGAGCAGGAACAGACAAGGCAAGATTGTATGAAAATGCAGGTAATATGGTTCATCAAGGAATGACAGGAGTTGGTCATCATTTTTATGTAAATGCTGCAACACAAGCAATGGTCATAGACAGTTCAGGAAACGTCGGAATTGGAACTGATTCGCCTGAATATAAAGTTCATCAACAAGGAACAGGTTTACAAAGAAATTTAATAGAATGTACAGATAACAATGCAGGAGGTGCAGGTGTATTTTTTAGAGTTATGAATGGTGCTTCGCAGGTAAGTAATGGAACTGTAACGATAGACAATAGTGGAAATATGAAATTTTTCACAGGTACTTCAAGTGAATCAGAAAGAATGCGTATAGACAGCTCAGGGAATGTTTTAGTTCAGGCAACTGCTTCAGGGGGCAATGGTTTATCTATTAGACCTAACGCAACTGCTGGAACAGTTCAACAAATATTTAACAGGGCAAGTACTACAAGTGATAGTTATGTTTTTGATTTTCAAAATGGAGGCACAACTGTTGGATTTATAAGATACGATAATACTTCAACTGCTTATTCAACTTCTTCAGATTATAGATTAAAAGAAAATGTAGTAGAAATGACTGGTGCTTTAGATAGAGTAAGTCAATTAAAACCAAGTCGATTTAATTTCATATCAGATGCAGATAAAACAGTAGATGGATTCTTAGCTCACGAAGTACAAGAAATAGTACCTGAAGCTATCACAGGAGAAAAAGATGGTATGCGTACTGAAGAATACGAAGTAAGTCCTGCTGTTTATGAAGATGTTTTTCATCCTGCTGAAGAAGCAGTTTATGAAACTGTAGAACATCCTGCTGTAGAAGAAGAATTAGACGATGAAGGAAATATAATTGTAGAAGCTGTAGAGGCATATACTGAAGAAGTCCTTGTAACAGAAGCTAAAGAAGAATGGACTGAAAAGGTATTAGTAACTGAAAAGGTAATGGGTACAAGAGAAGTGCCAGATTATCAAGGTATCGACCAATCAAAGTTAGTGCCATTATTAGTAGGAGCTATACAAGAATTAAAAGCAGAGATAGAAAGTTTAAAACAACAGATAAATAATTAGTATATTTGAATATAACTATAAATTTAATAAAATGTCAAAAATTAGTAAAGAAGAATTAGAATCATTATTAGAGTCAGAAAAGAAAGTTTCTGCTATTAAGCACGACTTAGGTACGTTAGACGAGCAAAAGCATAATCTATTACACGCTTTAAGTCAAGTTAGAGAAGAATCTAACAAAGTAAAAAAAGAACTAGAAGAAAAGTATGGTAAAATAAATATCAACTTGCAAGATGGTTCTTACGAGGAAATAAAAGAAGATAAAGAATAACGCTATGGATTTTGCAGATATGAAGATATACCTTATAAACTCAATAGCTTTTATGATTTCATTAACTGAGGTTGAGGTATGGTTAAAAATAATACTTCTAATCTGCACGATAGTATATACTATTCAAAAAACTAAGAAATTAAAATGAGTGAGTTAAGCGAAGACAGTAAATTTGAGATTAGTATAGTATAAAAACACTTATTGCTATAGGGGTAGGATTATCCACCCTTATAGGAATGTGGTTTGCCTTACAGGCAGATATAGAGGAAGCTAAAAAGTTACCTGAACCAGAAATTAGTAGAACAGAGTATGATTTAAAAGACAAGCTCGTTAGAGAAACTATTATGAATACTGGTAAAAAGGTAGAAGAAAACTCTGATGCCTTAAAGAAAATAGATGATAAGCTATTTGAAATAATAAGTAAATGAAAAAATTAATATTATGTGCGATATGTGTATTGGTTGCGGGCTTTGTATATAGTCAAGACGTAACAGTTCTGCAAATAAATGCAGAATGGAATAAAAAGAATAACTATGATTTAAGTGACATTACTGGTGCTACTGTAAAGTTTAGTTACTTAAAAGACCAACCTAAAGATATTCAGAATAAGATTATGGCTGTGCCTGTAATTGTTATAATGGATAAATCAGGTAGAGTAAGAATGCAGTATGTAGCTGACATATCTCTGCAAATAAAAGCTACGAGATTAGAAATACAGAATACTATAAATAGAATCAATAGACCTAGAAGGGCAAGTACTAACTAATGATAAGAATAAGTAAACATATAAGCTATAAAGAAGCTACTAGAAGTGCTACAGCTCTTAGATTAGGCATAGAAAACATTCCTAATGAGTATCAGCTACAAAATATGGAGATGGTAGCTAAGAAAGTATTTGAACCATTAAGAGAAGCTGTAGATGCTCCTATTAAAATAAACTCATTTTTTAGATGTGAAGAACTTAATAAAGCTATTGGAGGCAGCAGTAAAAGCCAACATTGTCAAGGACGTGCTATTGATATTGACGATATTTACGGTCACGTTAGTAATGCTTTTATGTATTATTATATTAAAGATAATCTCGACTTTGACCAACTTATTTGGGAGTTTGGTACAGATGGTAGTCCTGATTGGGTTCACGTTAGTTATGTAGATGAGGACTCTAACAGAAAAAGATGTTTAAAAGCATATAGAGAAGATGGTAAAACTAAATATAAAGATATAACAAATGAGTAAAATACTAGCAAAATTATTTGGAGCTGCAGGTGGGAACATTGCAGAAAAGATTTCAGGTATAATAGACAAACATACTTTTAGTAAAGTAGAAAAAGCTCAGTTCGAAAAAGAGATGGAACAAATTTGGATTGATGCAGAGGCTGATATACAAAAGAATGTAACAGATAGATGGAAGACTGATATGGCTTCTGATAGTTGGCTTAGTAAGAATGTTAGACCTTTAGTTCTTATCTTTTTAGTTGTATCTACAGTTCTTATGGTATTTATAGATGCAGGAGTTATTTCATTTGAAGTAAAAGCAAATTGGATAGATTTATTACAGTTAGTATTGATCACAGTAATAGGTGCTTACTTTGGAGGAAGAAGTGCAGAAAAGTTTAAAAAGTAATGGCTAAAGCATTTATAAGCACATATAAGAGCAAATCTAAGAAGCGTAAAGGTATACACGCTAAAAGCAAAATGAGTGCCTTAAAAGGCTCTAAAAACTATTTTAAGAAATATAAAGGACAAGGTAGATAATATGGAAACATTAAAACACTTATTAGGATTCTGTGGAGAAACACATCCAAACATTTTTACAATCATTTTTATTATTGCATTAATTATTACTTTTAAGTACAGAAAATATATATTAAAATAATTTTATATATTTGTTCTTGCTTATAGCTAAACTTGCACAACCTAATAAAGTTGGAAGGTGCTTGGAACAGGTATTACTTTCTTTCTTTTTTACTAGGTTTTTTCTTTCTTTTTCTTTTTACTCTTTTTCTTTTTCTTTCTTTTAATTATAATTCATATCTTAGTGTATATGAGAAAGGTATCACGTAAAAGTCTTGTAAAGAAATTAGATGCAATATTCTCTGAATATATAAGGCTTAGAAAAGCTAATAAAAGAGGTATAGTATCTTGTTATACTTGTGGTAAAAAAGCATATTGGAAAGGTTCAGGAATGCAGAATGGACATTTTATGTCTAGAAAATCTTACTCTACAAGATGGGAGGAGCTTAACTGCCAAGTACAATGCTATGCTTGTAATGTGATGAGATATGGTGAACAATACAAGTATGGCTTAGAACTCCAAAAAGAATATGGTAAAGATTTACCAGAAATGGTAAAGATTTACCAGAACAGCTTCTTATACAATCTAAACAGATAAAGAAGTTCTCTAATATAGATTTAGAGGATATGATAAATAAATACAAAGACTTAGTAGATAAAAGGAAAAAAGAATTATCTTTGTGACATAATCTGTTCTTTGCAGTTATTATCATTTTTGTTTTAGAAGGGGGAATTTATTTTCCCTCTTTTTTTTATATGCACTTGTTTTATTAACATTTTTTAATTAACTTGCTAAAGTATTGCAATTAAGCAGTACATTAAAAACAATTATATATGACACATAAAGAAGATTTATTAAGGCTTTTAAAAGCTGAAGTAGAGCAATTAAGAAAGCACTACTACGAAAGTGATGCTAAGATCAAGAATTTAGAGAATAGCATAAAAGAGAAGGATAGTATTATAGAAAAATACGAGCTTCATATTAAACAACAAGAAGTAAGAAACGCACATTTAGAAATTAACATAGTAGACGAATATATAAAATGAAAAGTAAAATCACACACATTGAATCAAAAGGTACTTGGTCAAACACATCAGGTACTTTCAACAAGTATCAAGTATCATTAGCAAATGGTAACTCTTATAGCTTTTTAGCAAGAGGAGAATTTAAAAAGAAAGTAGGACAGGAAATAGAATACGAGGTAACAAATGAACAGTACAATACTGCAAAAATCGTATATCCTAAACCTCAAAACAATCTTAATACACAATCTGTATCTAAACCTTTAGACACACATAATAGCATATTAAGACAAGTAGCATTTAAAGGAGCTATAGAACTTGCTTCTTCTGGCAAGATAAACATTCAAGAGATAGAAGAATTTACAAATACATTTAATAAAATTTTAAAATAATAATTATGGAAATTACAGGTAGAATAAAAAAAATCAACAGTACACAAACTAGAGGAGCTAAAAACTTTAGAACAAGAACTATGTGGCTTGTAACAAATGACAAATATCCACAGACATTACAAGTAGAATTTCTGCAAGATAAAGTCAATCTATTAGACAACTTTACTGAAGGTTCTTTTGTTAGAACAGCTATAAACCTTAGAGGTAGAGAATGGCAGAATCCACAAGGAGAGGTTAAAGTATTCAATACTATTGAAGGATGGAAGTTAGAAGATGATGTAGAGCAAGTAAGTGCAACACAACAAAGTCCTGATAGAAACAACGACTTACCATTCTAAATGACTGCAGAAGAAAGAAAAAAGACCCCTGTTTATTCGGGGGTTTTAAATTATTTTCCTGATGCTATTTTAGAAGTGGCAAAAGTTTCTTATATTGGTAATAAGCAACACAATCCTAATTTACCTTTGCATTGGGATAGAAGTAAATCAGGAGATGAATTAGATGCTCTTACAAGACATTTAATAGAAGCAGGTAAGATTGATGATGATGGTATTAGGCATTCTGCTAAAGTTGCCTGGAGAGCATTAAGTAACTTACAAAAGGAAATAGAAAAAGACAAAAATTAAAATGCTAATAAACTTTGACCAACAGATTGACAAACTACAACAAATTAGGTCAGGTAAGATTATAGAAGGTTTAGCATTAGGATTCCCAGAAATAGACGAATACTTTAGATTTAAACAAGGTAACTTTTTAGTTTGCTTAGGTCACGCTAATGTAGGTAAGACTACTGTGATCTTATATATGATGTTACTTTATTCACTAAAGCACAATGTTAGATGGCTAGTATTTTCAAGTGAGAATGAAGCACATAGTATTATTAGAAAGCTAATAGAATTCCTAGCAGCAAAACCAATCAATAAAATACCTGAAGAAGAATTTGAAAAGCACAAGAGCTTTGTTTTCAATCAATTTAAAATAATAGATTCTAATGAGCTTCATACCTATAAGACTTTATTAGAATTAGCAACAAGTATTAAGAAGGCTTGGAACTATCACGGATTTCTTATAGACCCTTACAATTCTTTAATGAAAGATAGAGAGATGTTAAAAGGTATTAACTCTCACGACTATGACTATGAAGCAACATCTGAAATAAGATTATTCTGCAAGACTCATAATGTATCAGTATGGTTAAATACTCACGCAGCTACAGAATCATTAAGAAAGAAACATTCTAATTCTGATGAATATGCAGGACATCCTATTCCTCCAATGGCTAGTGATGTAGAAGGTGGAGGTAAGTTTGTTAATAGAAGTGATGAGTTTTTAGTAATTCATAGATATACACAACACCCTACTGATTGGATGTATAATCATATTCACGTTAGAAAAGTAAAAGACATTGATACAGGTGGAAGACCTACTCCATTAACAGAACCTATAAAACTTAAATCAATACTTAACAATGTAGGTTTTCAAATTAATGGTAATAATATAATAACACCAACTCTTACAGAGCAAATAAACTTACCCTTTTGAAAACACCTGTAGAATTAGCATATGAGAAACATAACCAATGGGTAGAGATAGTCCAAACCTTTGGTGGTTTAAATAGAGAGGAGTGTGAAGATTTGGTACAAACTATGTATATTCTTCTTATAAAGAATACTCAAAAAGGAGTTGATTATTTATATAATGATGAGATAAACTATTATTATGTTTTTAAAATACTCAGAGGATTGTATGTAGATTTGATTAGAAAGAAAAGTAAAGTAAAACTGATTAGCTTAGAAAACATAGAACCTGTCACAGAAATAGATCATAACAATTATGATGAAATTTATAATAAGCTCCAGGATATTCTAAAAGATATGTACTGGTATGATAAAAAAGTATTTGAGATAATAGAAGATGGCACTAACATAAGTGAGCTATCAAGAAAAAGTAAGATAAGTTATTACAGCTTGTACAATACATATAAGAAAGTAAAACAGAAACTAAAAGAAAATTTATGA